ATGTGCGCATCTATGCTGCCGGCACCGCCGGGCGCAAGTCGGCGCAGACCACGACCAACGTGGGTGCGCTCGGGACGCTGGACAAGCTTTCCTTCGGTCGGTACGACGGGTCCGTAGCCAACAACCCGCTCGACGGGACTGTGCAGATTCTGGAATGGCTCCGAATGGACTTCGGAGACGAACGGGCTTGGAGCCTGGTCGACAACCCGTGGCAGCTGTACTCACCGCTGCGGCGGCGGATCTATGTGCCGTCGTCCGGCGCGACGGACACGGCGGTGGCCCCAAATGCCGGCGCGGTCGTTATCGCCGGCCTCACGCCGACGGTCACGGTCACGCAGTCCGGAGCTTCATCTCCAGGACCTGGCGCCGCGACAGTGACCGGCCAGGCGCCGACGGTTGTGCTGTCAGCGCACGTCACTGCAGCGCCGGCGGTGCGCGCAGTTTCGCTATCCGGCCTTGCGCCAACGGTTCTCGTTCCGGCGTCCTTCACCACGGACGTGCTCATCAACAACACGGGCACGGTCTTGGCGAATGAGGCTGTGGTCTGGACGTGGTGGCCTGCGGGTCGCATCGGGGCGATCTCCGGCATCACGCCCGTGGACGGCACGGGCACCACCGAAGCGGATGGAACGCTCATCGTGCTGGGGCTCACCGCGGGCCCAGGGCTGCTGCTGGTTGCGGTGCCCAACACATCCGCGACCGATGACGCCGTGTACTACGAGGCCGGGACGGTGGCGTGATGCTGCGCAACCTGAACCGCACCTGGCCGGCTGGCCGCATCTGCGGCACGCCGAAGTCCGGCGTTGCTGGTTCGCTGATTCCGTCGACCGGGACCAACGGCCCTGGCTACGTGTTCGGCAGTCTCGACCTGCCCACTGAGAACGACGACGAGTTCCAGGGCTACATCGACAGCGTCCCGAGCGGGTTGACGTTGTTCGCGTACGAGGACTCCAGCTTCGAGGCATCGGCGAACGACGGCAGCTATGTGGTGCCGTGGACGCTGTACAAGAACGGCGCCGAGGTCGGCAGCACGACCTTCACGCTGAACTTCGGCGAGACGGCGCCGCAGCCTGGCGCCGGCGCGCTGACGCTGGCCGGCCTGGTGCCGGCCGCCTCGCTCACCGCGCACGTGATCGCGGCGCCTGGCGTCGGCAGCGCGCTGGTGTCGGGGCTCTCGCCGGCGGCGGTGCTGACGGAGAACATGATCGGCAGCCCGGCCGCCGGGGCGGCAGTGATCGCCGGCTTGGCGCCGACGACGGCGCTCACTGCGAACGTCGTGGTGTCGCCGGCTGCCGGCGCGCTCACGCTGGGATCCGACGCACCGGCGGCGCAGAACGGCAACAGCCGTACGGTGCAGCCTGCAGCCGGCGGCGCAGTGCTCGCCGGCCTGCAGCCGGCCGTCGCCCAAACCGAGAACCGTTCGGCGCTGCCCGGCGCCGGCGCCGCGTCGTTCGCTGGACAGGCTCCCGCGGCGCTGGTGTCGATCGCGTCGCAGCCGGCAGCTGGAGCATTGGCGCTGGCTGGCGCTGCTCCGCTGCTCTTGATCACGTCGGGCGTGCAGCCTGGCTCTGGCGCTCTGGCGTTCTCCGGCGCCGCGCCGGCAGTGGTGATGACCGCGGAAGCGCTCGCGCAACCAGGGTGCGGCGCGCTCGCGTTGAATGGGCTGGCGCCGGTTGCCGCTGTCACAGGAGATTTCGCCCCAGGCAATCGAAATGTCTGGCTCGCAGCACGCAGGCCGCGCGTGGCGCGCGTCCTGGCTCGCAGGTGAGTGAAGCATGATCCTTGAGAAGCGAACCTTCGACCGCGCGACCTTCGACATCGACTGCTCGTCGCTGCTGGACGCCGACGAGGTCATCACGAGCGTCACGGCCGTCACCGCCGATCAGGGCGGCTTCACCTTCGGCACGCCTTCTGTCAACACCGACGAGGTGGAGTACGAAGAAGAGAACCGCACCGTCGCCGCCGGCAAGGTCATCCAGGTCCGCATCGAGGACGGCACGCTGCCGGAAGGCAAGACCGAGCTCATGTGCACCATCCGCGCGCGCTTCGTCACGTCGCTGAACCCGAGGCTGGAAGCGACGGTGCTGCTGCGGCTGACCGACCAGGCCGACGCCTGCGAGTGCTGACATGGTCACGAAGACGAGCACCAGGGTGGAAGGCCTGCGCGCCCTGGGCGAGGCTATGCGCGGGCTGACGGCAGACATGCAGGGAAAGGTCGCGCGCGCAGCCACGAACGCGGCGGCCCAGGTGGTGAAGAAGGGCACGAAGGCGAAGATCCGGTCGAACCCATCGATCGACAGCGGGTCGCTGCTGGAGGCCGTCATCGTCAAGCGCGTGCCGCCGGCGCAGACCGACCTCACCAGCGAGCACATCGTGACCTTCCGCGGTCGCGGCAAGCCGACGAACAAGAAGGGTCAGAAGATCGCGCGCGCGCCGCATGCGCACCTGGTGGAGTTCGGGACTGTTTTTATGCCAGCTGAGCCGTCGCTGCGGCCAGGCCTCGAAGAGAATGTGCAGGCCGCCACAAATGCATTGGCCGCGCGCCTGAAGCAGCGCATCGACAAGGCGGGCAAGCGATGAACGCGCACGCCATCGTGCGCGCCGCAATCGCATCCCTCGTCGGCAGCAGGTACTACCCGAACAAATTCCCGCAGGAGACGACGCGCCCGACGTGGCCAGCCATCCGCGGCACGGTGGTGACGCGCAACAACGACGCGAGTCTGTGCGGATCCGGAGACGAGGCCGACGACAGCGTGCAAGTCCAGCTCGACATCTGCGCCGAGGACTACGACGCCGCGTTCGCGCTGCGCTCGCAAGTCCGCCTGCTGATGGAAGCACTGGACCCGCCTTGCGTTCGCCAGCCCGGCGGCTTCGAGACATGGGATGCGGAGGCCAAGGTGCACCGCATGACCGAGGACTGGGTGTTCTACCCGTCCACCGACGACGCATAGGTTTCCTTCGCAGGAGCCGGCCCCGCTTCGGCGGGGCTCTTTTTCTGACCTGACAAGGCCGCTCATCGAGGCGGCCTTTTTCGTTTCCGTAACCGGCCACATGAGCGGCCACTTTTCATTGAGGAGCTAAAAATGGCTGGCGGCAAGAGCTTCAAATTCCAAGGCAGCACCATCGCCGTGCTGACTGGCTTCGACAACGACTCGCCAGCCCAGGCGATCACAGCAATCACGAAGGCGAACCCCGCCGTCGTGACCAGCACGGGCCACGGCCTGGTGGACGGCGACGTGGTGCAGCTCGACAACATCGTCGGCATGACCGAGCTCAACGATGAGGAGTTCATCGTCAACGTGCTCACCAGCAGCACGTTCGAACTGCTCGGCGTCAACAGCACCGACTACGGCACCTACACGAGCGGCGGCACGATCGCGGTTGGCCAGTTCTCCAACTTCTGCGAGCTCACCGGCTACAACCGGCAGGGCGGGTCGAAGCCGGAGATCGACGCCACGTCGCTGTGCTCGGAAGCCGCCGAGAACGAGCTGGGCCTGCCGGACTTCGGCACCACGCAGTTCGACTACAAGTTCGCGCCGCGCACCGCCATCCAGATCGCGATCCAGACGTTCGACTTGTCGGGTGATCGCTTCGCCACGCGGATCGATCTGCCGAAGCAGGGCGGCCGGATGGTGCAGCTGGGCACGGTGCAGCAGACCAGCGAGCAAGCGGCGGTGAACGGCATCTGGACCGGCTCGACGACGATGCGCAACAGCGGCCGCCGCTACGACTTCGAGGCTGCCTGATGGACCGCGCGACCCTGATTGCGGCGTTCAACTCGACGCCGCTGGAGATCCGGCCGGTCACGGTGCCCGGCTGGGGCTCGTTCCATGTGCGCGAGCTGACCCTGGGGGACATGGACCTGCTCAACAGCGCGAAGAAGGCCGAGGGCGCGTCGGCCGTCGCCGCGCTCGCGATGAGTGCAGCGTCGATGATCTGCGATGAGCAGGGGACGCTCCTCTTCGACGTCAACAGCAAGGACGACATCGCGCTGCTGTCGAAGCAGGGCTTCCGGCGCCTGAGCAAGGTGCTGGAGGTAGCGAACACCCTCGCCGAGGGCGGCGCCGAGGGAAACGCCTAGACCCGCACCGCGAGTTCGTGCACGACCTGGCTCTGCACTTGGGCATGACGGCCGGCCAGCTGTCGCGCTCGCTCACGGTTCGGGAGTTCGGCGACTGGCAGCGATACGCCGGCACGCGGATGCTCCCGCTGCGGCGCATCGAGCTCTACCTCGCGCAGATCGCGTACTGGATCGCCGGCACCGGCGGCGTGAAGGACGCGTCGCTGCAGGACTTCATGTTCGACAGCATCGGCGATGACGAAGCCGACGACGGCGATGGAGACGACCTTGACCAGGCAATTGACTTCTTCGGCTTCGCGCCGGTGAAGAAGGGGTGACGGATGGCAAATTCTCTCGGCTCGCTGCTCGTTCGGCTGGGCCTCGACGCGTCCGAATTCACGAGCGGCATGAGCAAGTCCGAGGTGCAGGCCCAGCGTTTCGCGCAGAGGCTCGAGCGCTCAATCACCGCCGGCGTGCTCAAGGCGCAGATCGCCATGGAGGCGCTCGTCCAGGCGGTCCGGATCGCCGGCCAAGCCTTCCAGGTGCTGACCACCGGGGCCGCGGACTTCAAGGACCTCGAGGAGACGACAGGCGCCTCCGCTGAGTCCATCGCGAGCCTCGCAGTCGCGGCGGCTACGGCCGGCGTGGAGATCAGCAGCGTCGCCGGCTCGATGAACAAGCTGACGAAAGGTCTGGTCGGCGTCGACGACGAATCGAAGGCCGTCGGCGCCGCGCTCAAGGCCATCGGCATCAACGTCAAGGATTTCAAGTCACTCGATCCGGCAGCCCAGTACGAGGCCGTCGGCAAGGCCTTGAGCGGCTACGCCGACGGCGCTGGCAGGGTGGCCATCGCGCAGGCCCTCTTCGGCAAGCAGGGCACCGAGCAGCTCAAGGTGTTCAAGGCGCTGGAAGAGGCCGGCGGGCGCCAGACCATCCTCACGCAGGCGCAGATCGAACTGGCGGACGCGTACGCCGATCGCCAGGCGAAGGCGTCGGCCGAACTGCGCATCTACGCCCAGGCCGCAGCGTCCTCCGCGCTGCCGGCGCTCACCGCGCTCACCGACGCCGGCACCGAGCTGGTCAAGAGCCTGCTCGGCGTCGACAAAGCGACCGGCGCGCTCGCGACGAATAACGCCATCGCGGAGTTCGCGCGCGACGCCGCCATTGCCGTCGCGACGCTCCTCGAATCGCTGCTCGCCCTCGTGAAGGCAGCGCGCGCCGTCGGCGGCAGCTTCCAGGCCGTTGCCGCGGACTCTGACTACCTGGTCGAGGTCACCAAGAACCTCGCGAACCCGGGCCGCCTGCTGTACGAGGAGAACCGCAAGGCCCTCGCCGACGCGCTCGAGCGTCGCAACAAGACCGCCGAGGAGGCGAACCAGCGCTACGTCGACCTGTGGAAGTACGACGGCGCGCGCATGAGCAACGCCATCCGGGCGGCCACGGACCCGCGCGCGCAGCGGCTCAATGCCTCGACCGATCCGCGCAGCACAACGTTCCAGGCCACCGAGCGCCCGAAGATCACCTTCGAGGGACCGCCCGACACTGCGGCCGCCAACCAGGCTGCGCAGGAGCAGCGCCGCATCCTCGACGGCCAACTGCGCCTGGTGCGCGACTTCGCCCAGCAGCAGGCCGACGCGTACGCGTTCGCCAACCAGTATGCGCGCGGCGCCTATGATGATGGCCTGCAGTCGCTGGCCGCGTTCTTCGAGAGCCAGAAGGCGATTCGCGCCGCCGGACTGAGCGCGCAGCTGGAGGCCATCGACAAGGAAATCTCCGCGCTCCAGGCATACGGGCAGAAGGCCGCGAAGCCTGAGCAGCGCATCGACGCCGAGAACAAGATCGCCGATGCGATGGCCAAGCGCGCTGACGTGGCGCGCAAGGCGGCTCAGGAAGGCATCCTGGCCAACCAGGACGAGGCCCGCGCGCTGAAGCAGCTGCAGGACCGCTACGACGACTTCCGGGCCACGCTGCTGACCCTGCAGGGCGACCGCGGCGGCGCGGCGGCGATCGGCATCGACAAGCAGACCGAGGCCTTCCGCAAGCTGCTCGCGCAGCCCGGTCGCGACCCTGCCGAGGCCGACACGTTCAAGCGCCTGGCCACCGACACCGAGGCGCTGAAGAAGGTCCAGGACGACTACAACCGCCTGCTTGAGCAAGCGCGCATGCAGGAGGAGCTGATCGGCATCGCGGCGCGCGACAGTGGCGCGAGCGAGATGGAGGTCATGGGGCAAGTCGCCGCAGCTCGCCGCGGTTCCCTGGCCGATCTCGACGCCTTGGTCGAGCGCGCCAACGAGCTGGCGCTGGCGCTGGGAGCGCCGGAAGCCATCGCTTTCGCCGAGCGCCTTGGCGTCGCGTTCAAACGCGCCACCGCCGAGGTGGATCCAATGCTGCAGAAGCTTCGTGAGGTCGGCGAGCAGCTGGGCTCTTCGCTCGGCCGCGCCTTCGAGGACTTCATCATCGAAGGCAAGGACGCCAAGGACGTCGTGCAGAGCCTCTGGAAGGAGATCGCGCGCATGGCCATCCAGGAAGCCGTCACGAAGCCGCTGCAGAACTGGCTGGGCAACTTGTTCAAGGGTTTGGGTGGTGGCGGTGGCGGGGCTGGTGGCGGTGGAGGCGGATTCAATTGGGCGTCCGTGCTCAGCTGGTTCGGCGGCCTATTTGCTGACGGCGGCTACCTCGGCGCCGGCAAATGGGGCATCGCCGGCGAGCGGGGTCCAGAACTCATCCGCGGCCCGGCCAACGTCGTGCCGATGAACAAGGGCATGCAGATGGCGCCACAGGGCTACCGCAGCGGGAACGGCCTGGTCATCAACCAGACCATCATCGCGCAGGCCGGCGCCAGCCGAAACGAGGTGATGCAGGCCTCGCTGGCTGCGAAGAACGCCGCCGTGGCTGAGATCCTCGAGATGCAGCGGCGCGGCCGCTCACAGGCTGGCGGGAGCTGACCATGGCGATCCACACCTGGCCCGCCGTGCACATCCCGAAGCTGGCGCACCAGCGCGTCATCACGAACGGCCGCGCCAACGACAGCGCCGAGAGTGGTGTCACCCAGACTGTGACGCGCCCCGGCGGCCGCTGGGGGCTGTCCATCACGATGCGCGCGCAGCCCAACGAAGCGCGCGAGGACTTCGAGGGCTACCTCATCGGCCTGAACGGACGCGAGCACCGCCTCCGGGTCTTCGACTGGAAGCGGCGCCGCCCACGCGGCACGTGCAACCTGACGGGCGTCACGTTGGGCGCCGATGCTGCGCAGTTCGCGACGACGGCCACGCTGGCAGGCTGCGGCGCTGGCAAGACGCTGTTGCGCGGCGACTGGATCGGCTTCTCGTCCGGGCAGCTGTGCCGCATCACCGCGGACGCAACAGCCGACGGCGCCGGCGCAATGACTGTCACCTTTCAGCACTCTCTGCGCGCCGCGCTCACATCCGGCGCCGCGATGACGCTCGACAAGCCGACGGCGCTCTACATCCTCACCGAGCCGATCATCGAGTTCCCGCGGCAGCCCGGGCCGGTGCAGCCCGAATTCGGCTTCGACCTCATTGAGGTGTTCGCATGAGCCGCACAGCGCTCGATGCTGAGACCCTCGCTGCGCTGTCGGCGGCGAACGTCCAGCTCTTCGCGCTGCTCGAGCTCGCCCTCGAGGGCGGCACGATCTACCTCTGCGACCTCGCGTTCGACGTCGAATGGAACGGCCAAACCTACCTGGCCGCGCAGGGCATCGGCACGATCCAGCCTACGACCGAGACCGACACCGAGGCCAAGGGCATCACCTTCACGCTCGCCGCCGTCAACACTGCGGCCATCGCCAGCGCGCTGACCGAGCACGTGCAGGGCCGCGGCGTGCTGATCAGGCTCGCCGTCGTCGACGGAACGACGTTGCGGGTCGACCCGAACGTCTGGTCAGGCGTCCTCGACGTGATGACGGTCGAAGACGATGGCCACGAGCCGGTCATCCGCGTGACGGCCGAGCACCAGATGATCGCGTGGCAGCAGCCCAGCGGCACGCTGTTCTCCGATCCCGAGCAGCAAAAGCGCCACCCCGGCGACAAGTTCTTCGAGTTCGCCGCGCAGATGGCCGAGGCCACGATCGTCTGGCCTGGCAAGGACTTCTTCAAGCAATGACCGCCGCGCGTCGAGTGACCGGCTGGCCTGAGCGCCTGGCCGGGTATGTGGCTGCGCGCGCGTCGCTGCCGTTCCGATGGGGGGAGCACGACTGCATCACGTTTGCCGCAGGCGCCGTCGAGGCTGTCACGTGCTGGCGCCCCGACATGCCCACGTGGACCGATGCGCGAACCGCGTTGCGTGAACTGCGCGCGATCGGCGGGCTCGCTGCTGCGGTCGAGTCGGCCGGCCTGCCAGAGCTCGCGCGCGCCACGCTGGCGCAGCGAGGTGATGTCGTGCTGATCGAGCCTGAACTGCGGCGCTCGTTCCTGGCGGTGTCACTCGGCCACGTCTGGGTAGCTCCCGGCGCAGCGGGGCTCGTGTACGGGCCAATGTCTAACGCCGCATGCGGCTGGAAGGTGGGTCATGGCTGAGGCCATTGCGGCGGCGCTCGTGGCGGCCGGCTGGAGCGCGACTGCGGCCACTGTGACCGCGTGGGCGATCGTCATCGCAGCAACCGCGGCGTACGGCGACTATGCCCAGCGCAAGGCGAAGTCGCGCGCCCGCGACGCCGCCAACGCCTCGGCCAAAGACCGCGAGTTGATGATCCGCAGCGCCGTCGCGCCGCGCCGCATCGTCTACGGCCGCGACAAGATCAGCGGGCCGATCGTCTACATGCAATCCAGCGGCGCGAAGCAGGAGTTCCTGCACATCGTCGTCGTGCTGGCCGAGCATGAGTGCGACGCCATCGAAACGGTCTACTTCAACGAGACGCCGCTCACGATCGACGGCAGCGGGTGGGTCACGACGACGGCGTTCGTCAGCAACCCCGTATCGGGCGTGCACGGCGATCTTGGCATGTCCGACATCGGCGGATCGCTCACGCTCACATACACCTCGACCGGCATCCAGTCCGTGTTCACCGAGGCGGGCATCGGCGACGCGTACGAGCAAACGCAGGTCGACGGCTGGAGCCACACACCAGGCAGCAACGTCATCACCGGCCTGCCTCCCGAAACGCAGGTCCGCGTCATCTACAACTACACGATCGCCGGCACGCCACGCGCGCGCGTCCGCAAGCACCTCGGCGCGGCCGGTCAGGTGGCCGATGCGGACCTGATCAGCGAGAGCGGCGGCCTTTGGACCGCCAGCCACATCGGCACCGGCATCTGCTACCTGTACGTGCGCCTGGAGTTCGACCAGGACGTTTTCGGCTCCGTCGGCGTGCCCAACATCAGCGCCGTCGTGCGCGGCAAGAAGGTCTTCGACCCTCGGGACGACACGACAGCATGGAGTAACAACTCGGCGCTGTGCCTCGCCGATTACCTCAAGAGCTACGAGGGCATGCGAGCCAGCGATGCGGAGGTCCCTGATACCGAGGTGATCACTGCGGCCAACATCTGCGACGAGGAGATCGACCTCGCCGAGGGCGACTCCCCCAGCTTGCTGCAGAAGCGCTATATCAGCGACCTGAGCTTCACGACGGACGTCAGCCCCCGCGACGTCACGGCCGAGCTGGCGCAGTGCATGGCTGGCCGCGCAGTTTGGACGCAAGGCCGATGGCTGGTGCGTGCGGGCGCCTACCGCACGCCAACGCTGACGATCAACGCCGACACACTCGCCGACGGCACGGTCACCATCGTGCCGCGCGCGTCGCGCAGCGAGCTGTTCAACGCCGTTCGCGCGAAGCACCGCAACCCGGACGAAGCCTACGCGGAAGTGCAGGCGCCTCTGGTCGAGAACCCGCAGTACGAGGACGAAGACGGCGGCGTGCAGATCGCGCGCCAGATCGACATCCCAACGCTCGCCGACACCTACCGGGCGCAGCGGCTGGCCAAGATCGAGTTGGAGCGGGCGCGGCAAGCCCTGACGGCGCAGCTCACGTGCAACCTCAGGGCATACGACCTCGCGCCTACCGACACGGTCATGCTGACCCTGGCGCAGTACGGCTGGACAGCGAAGGTGTTCGAGGTCATCGACCGCACGCTGACGATGAGCGGGTCGCTGCAGTACATCCTGCGCGAGACAGCGGCCGGCATCTGGGAATGGAACTTCGGCGAGGCCACGATCGGCGACCTCGCGCCGAACACCGACCTGCCGAACCCGTACACGCCACCGGTGCCGCTGGAGAACCTCACTGCCACGAGCCAGGCCGACCTGGCCAGCGACGGCACCATCATCCTGCAGGCGCTGCTCGAATGGGATGAGTCCGAGGATGCCTTCGTTCGTAGCGGCAGCGGCAAGATCGACGTTCAGTGGGCCCGCGCCGATCGGCTCGACGAGATCTTCAAGTTCTCGGTGCCGGGCGACTCGACGAACGCCACCGTCGGCCCGCTGATCGGCGAGCTCGCCTACATCGCCCGCGTGCGTCAGGTTAATGCCGTCGGCCGCGCCAGCGACTGGACCTATGTCAGCTGGGTCGCCCAGAGCGACTTCACGCCCCCCGAGGACGTCACGAGCCTCGACTGGGAGATCAAACCGTACCAGGTGGTGATCACCTGCGACCCGTGCATCGCGCTCGACTACGCCGAGACCGAGCTCCGGTTCATGATGACCGAGCCGACCGACCCCGAGGACTGGGATACGGCCACCTTCCTGGTCAGCGGCAAGGGCAACGAGTACAAGCACGCGCGCCCGCCGAACGGCACCTACTACGTCCTGGCCAAGCACCGCGACAACACCGGCAACTACAGCGAGAACTACGCCTTCATCACGGTCATCGTCGACGACTCGATCGACACCGGTGGCGGCGGCACGCTGACGCTGACCACCGACCGCTTCCCGGTCTTCTTCTTCTCGACCGGCACCACGCACACCGCGCTGGCGCCGTACGACACGCCGATCACGCTGACGGCGAACCTGTTCGGGCTCTTCGGCACCGCGGCATTCACGGCAGAGGCATTCGACGCGCGCATTGCGGGGTCGAGCCTCGGCGCAGTGACGCTCGGCGGCGCGGGCAACGCTCGCACGATGAGCGCGGCACAGTTCGTCGCGCCCGGCACCAGTGGCTCGGTGCGTCGAGTGCGCGTGACTGCCACTCTCGGCGGGGCCGACGACTTCGTCGACATCTACCGGCAGGACCCGACTGACACGACACCTTTCCTATTCCTAAGCAATCCTAAGCACCAGGTGCCGACGGACGAGAGCGGCGAGTTCGGGGACTACTCGGACGCCTTCACCGACGCCATCGTGTTCGAGGGCATCACCGACACGACCGACGACTGGGACTTCGCCATCGCGCCCGATGCAGGCGTCACGGCAACGATCAATGACGTCGCCGGCCCTGTGTCGAATCCGGCCACCGTGACCGTCGCTGTCTCGGCGATGGTTCCTGACACCGGCATCGTGCAAATCACCGCGAGCCAGAGCGGCGAGGCTGACCTCACGGCTGATTTCCTGGTCGACAAGAACGAGGCATCCGGCAGCGGCTACCAGTTCTATTTCACGCCGCGCACCGAGATCCTGCTGCCAGTGAATGCGGCCGGCGAGGTGACGAGCTATGAGGACGCGTGGTCGGAGCTGAAGATCATCAAGGGCGGGACGCTCGACGACACCGCGAACTGGGATCTGTCGAAGGAGGATGTCAACGTCACTTCTACGCTGACCGGTGCGCTGGTCGAGGTGACTGCGCTGCTGAGCTTGGGGCAGCTCAGCGCTGCCAGCTCGGTCACGATCGACAGACTTGCGGCTGGTTGGGCGAACCTGAACAACGTGCACTACGCCAACGGCGTATGGCTCGCGCTTGGGAACAGCAGCGGCGGGTCGCCGTCGCCCTACATCTTCCGCAGCACCGATTTCGTCACGTGGACGATGATCGATGTTGGGGTGGCAGGCAACTGGTCGCTGGCGATGTACGACCAGGGGGCATGGGTCCTGGTTCAAGGCGTGGCCTCCCCCAACACGTCGGTGCGCCGCAGCACTGACGACGGCTTGACGTGGACTGGAGTCACGATCCCGGTCAATCCCACGACAGTGGGCAGTGCCTATGGCGGCAATGGCCGAATGATGATCGGCTGCTCCGGCACTCCAGCCAACGTTGCGTGCTTCAGCACGAATGGCGGCGCAAGCTGGACGTCGGAAACCCAGATCGAAAACTTCAAGGTCTTCGCGCTCAGCAGTGTCGTAGGCCTCGGAAGGCGAACGATCACGGGATCGACGGTCTACATCTCCACAAACAACGGTGCCAGTTGGACAGACGACAACACGCACTGGGCTATCAAGCCGAGTGATGCGGCCGCGTACAAGGGCCGCTTGGTGGTCAGCTTCGAAGGGGCCGCAACCACCGCGCGTTATCGCGACCCTGGCGGCTCATGGGTGACTGTCGCGCTGCCGGCCTCTATCACCGCCGGCTCGTTCATGGTGATCAGCAACGTGCTGTACATGTGCAACAGCTCGGGCAGCGCCATCGCGTCGATGTACACCACCGACGGTGCGACGTGGAAGCTTTGCACAGGGACGGTCTTTGCTCATAAGTCGGTCATCGACCGAGGATTGAATCAGCCCATCACGTTCATGCCGGGGTCTGGCGATCCGTCTGGCACTCCTGACCTGTACCGCTACCCGCTGTCGGCCACAAGCGACACCGAGGGAGCGGTGATCGTCACCGCGACGAAGCTTGGCGCGCTCGACATCGAGGCCACATTGCCGGTGCGCAAGGGCAATGCGCTGAAACCTGCCTACGCCTTCAGTGCGCGACCCGCGACGATCGGCCTGCCAGCGACGCTCGACGGTGTCGTCACCGACTACACCAACGCATCGTTCACGTTCTCAGCACAAAAGGACGGCGTTGACGACACCGCGAATTGGACCTGGAGCTGGACGGCCACGAACCTGACGCCATCGAGCGGCAGCGGCAACACGGCCACGTTCACGGCGATGTCCAACGGCGCGGACACCGGGCTGGTCACGGTCACGTTCACCAAGCCTGGCGAAGTCCAGCACCAGGAAACCCTGGTGGTCTACAAGATCAAGGGCGGCGACCGCAGCGGCCCGATACCGGATGTCGTGTTCCGGGCTGTGTCGACGGATACAACGTACATCGCGCTGCGGTTCGCGACGAATGGGAAGGTGCAGATCAAGCGCACGTCCGGCGGGGCGTGGAGCGACTACACCGGCTGGTCAGGCTTCATCGGCACGCAGCCGATCACGTACTACTTGATGTTCGTGCCGGACCCCGCGTATCACGCGCTGGACAGCGGCACTGCCAACACGTGGATCGCGCTGACCAGCGACCGCGACTACGTGCTTTCGGACGCGGCGAGTGGGACGCACCGCATTCCGTTCGATGTCTACATCGCGACCAGCAACGTCGGCGCCAATGCAGTGTGGGGGCAAGGCGAGTTGCGGCTGGTTGTGCCATGAACACAGGGAGAAAAGAGCGATGGACATCGACCCAGACAAGGTGCTCCGCAGCCCCTGGATAGCCGGCGGCCTGGGCGCGCTCGTGGGCCTGCACTCAACGCCCGGCGCGACCTGGCTCGAGCGGGCATTCAACGTGTTGTGCGGCGGCCTGTGCGCGGGCTACCTCTCGCCCGCGCTGACCGAATGGCTGCACATCGAGCCGGCCGGCATCCAGGCATTCACGGCATTCGCTGTCGGCATGTTCGGGCTGTCGGTCGCGTCTGAAGTCTCCCGCTGGATCAAGGCGGGCGGGCTGTGGCAACTCGCCGCTGCCTGGTGGAACAGGAAAGGACCCCCGTGATGGACGCCGTCTGGACTCACATCAACACGATCTTCTGCGCGCTGTCGGCACTCGCGACAGCCTGGGCCTGCATGTCGCGGCGCGTGCACGACGGCTTCTGGATGAAGTGTGGGTTCATCCTGCTCACGTTCGGGTTCGGCGCGCACGCCTGGATCACGCACGACGGGGTGAACAGCTTCGACGCCATCGCGCTGACACGTGCGCAGTTGCTGATCAACACCGGAATGGTGCTGGTGGTGCTGAGCTTCCTGCTGCGCAGCAGGCCCAGTCGGCGCGGGCACACGCCGGAGCGTCGGGCCAGCGACTTCGTCGACCTGGATGTCACGCGAGGGGAGCGGCCATGACGCCACCCATCACCGCGCAGATGCACAAAGAGATCGCGGACGCTCTCGACCTGCAGATCAGCGCGCTCTCGCTTGTCATCCAGGGATTCAAGCGGCAGAGCGCTGCGCACCGGTCGATGCAGGCGTTTTTCACGCCGCCCGAGACGCCGCTCGGCTCGCCGCTGCCGGTGATCGCTGCGCCGGGTGGCTTCGATCCCGACTTCGACGACCCGCCGCCTGGCGGGGCGTCGGCGGCACCTGATGAGGCCTCGACATGATCACCATCGCAACCCTGGTCGCATGCGGCGTCGGCCCCACGCAGGCGCGCACGTTCGCCGGACCCATCACCGCGGCGTGCGACCGGTTCGAGATCAACACGCACCATCGCATCGCCGGCTTCCTCGGCCAGATCCTCGTCGAGTCCGCGAACCTGACCGCCACCGAGGAAGGCCTCTACTACCGCAGCGCCGATCGCATCGCACTCGTGTTCCGCCGGCTGCGCGAGACGCATTCGCTCAACGACCTGGCCAAGCTTGCGCGCAACCCGCGCGGCCTGGCGAACGCGGCCTATGCCGGGGTCAACGGCAATGGTGATGAGGCGAGCGGCGACGGCTGGGCCTACCGCGGGCGTGGTGCCATTCAGCTCACCGGCCGCGCGAACTACGCCGAGGCCGAGGCCGCTCTTGGCCGCCCCTACATCGCGCACCCTGAGCTGGTCGCGTTGCCGCCGGATGCCAGCCTCACTGCCGCGTGGTTCTTCGCCAAAGCTGGGTGCAACGCTCTAGCCGACAGCGCGCAATGGGACGTCATAACGCGCCGCATCAATGGCCCTGCGATGCTCCATTCCGACGAGCGTCGATCGATCACCGAAGACGCGTTGCAGGCGCTGCCGTGAAGGCCGTCCACACCCCAGGCCTGGCCAATGGCCTGTTCGCCGACGGCCGGCCGGAGCCGCTCCCGGGCCAGTTCGAGGTGACCGCGGATCCCAAGAGCGGGCAGCGCCGCTTCTGGTTCGTGTGCCCAGGCCCATGCAAGGCGCCGGGTGTTCTCGCCTTGCGTCCCGTCGTCGACGGCAGTGACCAGTCCTGGGACTTTGACGGCAACGAAGCGTCGCCGACGCTGCACCCTTCCATCAACCACATCGGGTGCTGGCACGGCTGGCTCCGCGCAGGAGAGTTCACATCATGCTGAAGACCATCGCCACACTCTGCGCCGCGCTGGCGCTCGCCGGCTGCGCCACCGCCCCAGCCGACCCCAGCAAACTCAGTGCCGAGCAACTGCGCGCCCTGGCCGCGGACCGCAGCGCGCTGGCCAGCTGCAGCACGACGAACACGCCGTGGGGCCCGTTCAGGACCACGCTCGTGCAGCTGGACCGCGCCACGATCCCGGCCGGCGAGGTGTCGATCGGCGCGGACTGCACGGTGACGGTTCGCACGCAGGCTGCGCCGCCGCGCGCCGCACGCGCTGCCAGTGCACCCTGAAGGAGCCCACCATGAGCATCAAGCTGCACCTGCGCGCATCCGTCGTGGCCACGCGCGCAGCCCTGGCCGATCAGGAGGCCGCGCTGGCGCTGGCGCTGGCGGCCGACCCGGATCCGGCGCCGCCACCCCCTGCGCCGCCTCCACCTCCGGCGCCCGAGAAGCCCGCCCACCTGGTGGACATCGACCGCCCACTCAACGCCGCCGCGAGCATTGCGTTCGACGGGTATCAGATGGCGTGGGCCTATCACCGCGATTACCCGACCCGGCCGCAGGTGCTGGCGGGCGACATCGCGCCCATCAAGTTCCGCGGCGCGCACTACATCCAGAGCATGCCGGGTGGGCCGGCCGCGAAGGGCCTGCTGGGCGGACGCTACGCGGTGCTGGTGGACGGCATCGAGCGCGCCGCCATCGACGTGCCGGCTGGGCAGATCGCTGCGACGGTGATGCTGCCGACGGCCGATATCACGGACGGCTGGCACACACTCGACATCCAGGCCAGCGCCGGCGAGACCGCGATCCCGTGGCCGGTGTTCAAGGGCTCCGCGCCGCAGCCCTTCATGCCGGCCGTGCAGCGCAGCTACCAGCTGATCCACGCCGGCCAGCCGATCACCGCGCGCCTGCGCTGGGTGCCGGCGAAGTTCGATCCGGTCACGCAGCCATTCGCGATGCCACCGACCCCGCCGGTGCCGCACCGCGCGCTACGGCGCGAGCTGGTGCAACACGACCTTGTGCCGTGGCGGCCGTTCGACATCCAGATGCCGCGCGTGACCGATGGGCGCATGCACACCTTCCAGGCGCAGGCGTACTTCTTCTCGTCGCTCACGTACAAGCCGATCGGGCTGGCGACGCTCGACGGGCCGCGGGGCCGCGGCACGGTGACGATGCCGACGCATCTGCACATTGGCCGCATGGGCGACGTCTACTTCGCCGAGTCAGGCCGGGTCGGCAAGGTGATGCGCGACGGCGAGGTGATCACGCTCGTCGGCTATCGGCACACTGGCGTTCCTGGCACCCACGGTGCCGGTCTGGAGCTGGTCGGCGACTGGAGCCGCATTTTCGAGGCACGGCGGGGCTTCCACGAGATCTGGGGTTTTGCCTGGGACGAGCGCACGACGCAGCGGGGAACAGGGGCGCCGGTCCCGAACCTGCCGAACGAGCCAGAGCCGCCGCACGACGTCGGGCCGGTCATGTACGTGGCGGACGCGCAGAGCAACCGCATCGTCAAGGTCACCTTCAGCGCCACCAGCCACACCGTGCCGCCGGTGGTCGAGGAGTACCTGACCGGCCTGGCCGACCCCTGGGACTGCGTTGCGGCCGACGGCGTGCTGTACGTGAGCGAGCGGCTGTCGCACCGCGTCGCGGCCTATGACATCGACAGCAAGGCGCTGCTGCGGGTGGTGATCGAAGGCCGGCCGCTGGCCACCGTGAAGCCGGCGCCGTCGCGCGAGGTGCTGCGCAGTGCAACGCTCACCACGATCCGCGCTGAGCCCATCGTGGCGCCCGAAGGGCTGTATCTGCTCGACGGCTGGCTCTACGTTGGCTCCAAGGCCATGGAGCAGGTCAAGCGCGTGAACCTGACCTCGGGCGCCATCGAGCTGGTGCCGAGCTATTTCGACGGCAACAGCAAGTTCTGCAAGCTGGCGGTGAGCGACGGCACGATCTACCCGCACGGCACGACGTTCCTCGCCACCTGGTCGAACGCGAACCTCGGGCATCCGTGGCCGCTGGATACCAACCAGCAGGGCAGCGGCGAGGGACCCGGCGTGCCGTGGCAGGACAACGGCTACGTCTGCGCAGTCGCGGTCGGCATGGGCCGGCTGGTGTTCGGCACGTCCTCGATCGGGCTGCACATGATCTGCGCTGGCACCGCGCCGGTGATCAAGGTGGCGGACTATCGCGCCTGGATCGGCGTGTACCGGGCGCGCGGCCTGGAGCTGACGCACGGGCCCAGCGGCTGGGGCTACTACGGGCTGCCGATGCCGTGGGGTGTTGATCCGATGGTGGACAAGCTGCTGGAGGCGGCGGGGCACGTCAGGGCGGTGTGAAATGCGGAACACGCGTGCGGCACAGATGCGGAACGCCTCGGTTCCTGCTGCGCCGCACAACGCGCCGTTCTACCTATGTGGTGCCCTCGGCCAGACTCGAACTGGCACGCCTTGCGGCGGCGGATTTTGAATCCGGCCAGATTTCGAGGCTTCTACGAGGGCAGGACGTGAGAAACGTTCCGCATCCTACCTGCTGGCTCGTACCTATGAGCAGCGGGTCGAAGCGGAACGCTTTTCAGCGCGCCGGCTTGAGCTTCGGCGCCTTGGTCCGATAGTGCTTGCGCGTGAGCCCGGCGCTGCTGTGCTGCAGCAGTTCCTGGGCCGCCGCGTCTGAGTCCGCCAGGTCGGCCGCCCGCTTGCGCATGTCGCGCAGGTACATGGCCCGGATGGCGCGGCCGAAGTCGTCGTCGTTGGCCAGGTAGGCCTTCACCGCCGCTCGCTCGCGCGCCAGCTCGTATCGGTCGCGCAGCATGGTGGCGGTCACTGCCTTGCCACCCGGCGTCGACAGCAGCATCAGGTGGTCCGCGGATTGCGCGCGCCGCCGCGCCACGAGATCCGGCAGCACGGCGGATAGCGCCAGGTCGAAGTCGGCTTTCTTGCCCGTCTTGCTGGCCTTCAGCCGCAACAGGTCGCCACGCGGCAGCACGATGGTGCGGCAGTCCGTCAGGCGCATGCCGGTGGCGCTGGCCAGGTCCATGCAGTCGCGCAGCACCTGGTCGCCCTCGGCGTAGACGGCCGCGAACAGCTCGTCCGTGACCTCGAACTCGCGGGCGTGCTCGACGTTCTTCCAGCGGCTGCGCTCCATGCCGGCGGCGGGCCACGGAAGCAGGGTGTAGCGCTCGCCGCGCGCCCAGTTCCAGATGACCTGCAGCAGCGACAGCTCGCGGTTGGCCTGGGTCTTGGCGCTGCGCTTGCGCAGATAGCCCTTGAGGCCCGGGAAATCCACTTGCTGCCATGTGGCGCCGCCGAGCGCGGCCTTCAGCTGCTTCAGGTTCTGGGCATAGTTCCGGCGCGTCACCGCGCTGTCGTAGGCGGGCAGCGCATCGCGCTCCCAAGCCTCGAAGGCCTCCAGCAGCGTGCCGGCGATGCGCGGCGCGCGCTCGTGCAGCTCGTGCCACTTCTTCAGCGCCTCGTCGTAGTCGCTGCCGAGCGCCACATCCGGCAGCCCTTCCGGCCGGCGGTCGTAGGTGTAGTAGACGACGACCTTCCCGCTCTTGCGTCGCCTGGGTCGGCCGAAATCCCCCGCCATGGGACTGGGATCTTTGGGGGGTGGGACGGTCCCACCCCCTCGCCCATCATCCAGCCAGCTTAACCTGTCGGCCTGGGAGCAGGGACGGATGTACTTGCGGGCGATCGAGGAGGGCCTGTTCCCGTCGAACGTCAAGCTGGCGGCTGCCATCGGACGTGACCCGAGCGACATCGGCAAGGCGGTGCGGGCGGCGAAGCTGCCGCTCGAGGTGACGTCGGCATTTCCGTCGCCCACCGCGATCCAGTTCCGCTGGGTGGCCGATCTGGAGCGCAGCTTCAAGGAGCATG